TTGTCCAACTCATAGCGGTCAATAACCAAGCGGAAGAACGGAGCGTTAGGTGGAAGTAATGCCAGTAATAATTTAGACGATAAGTTCAGTACACCTCTAGCTCCTATGCCTTGATAAGGTGTGTAGTACTTAGTAGCAAAGTTGTGACCGTCAGGTGGTAGAACATACGGCAGGGTCAACTCAGAAGAGGTACGACCTCGATCTAAGAAAGAGTACCGTTGATTCTCTAACGAGTGATATAGACCCTGTGCTGTTTCGTGCATCTTAGATAGCAGCTATAATAAAAGCAAGTAGCTCAGAATAACGCACACCTCTTTGAGTAACTTCAGTAGCACCTTCGGGAGCGTCTTCACTATTGTTAAATATATCAGTTACTGTTTTCTCAGGCTGTGCTTCTACGGCTTCAACAGCAGGTGACACTTCGTTACCTTCTTCGTCGTACACAGCTTCAACCGCTTCCATTGCTTCAACAGCAGGTATCACACGGTCAGCAGTCCACCAAGTATTCTTAACAAACATTCCGTAACGACCAGCGTCTAAACCTTCAGCAGCAAAAGCAGCTTCTAAGTCTTGAGCTATAATACCAAAGTGTATACGGGCTTCATCTCCTTTTTCTTCGACTGAGCTTTTCCAACGATACTTACGAAGTAATCCTTTACAAGCTTGTGCAACACGAGTCTCTGCTTCTGTTAATTCTTCGATGTCCTGTTTAAGTTCACGATCAGATGATTGAATGGTTGTGTTTGTAGCGTAAATGTCATCCCAACGCAGAGAGGCCGAACCGAAATCTTGTACATCGTCAGCACCGGGTGTTACATTGCCGTCGGAGGCGATGATCATTCTAGTTGCCTCGGTTCCACTCACTCTAGTTTCAAATTCAATAGATCCTGTACCCAGTCCATGATCATGTTCTTTGACTTTAATAGATGCTAACCCGCGATTACCTCCAACATTATCTTTTCCTAAAAATAGGATTTGACAAGCTACACTACCATCAACAAAAGAACCATATCCTTTTAATCCTAGCGTTACAGGATCAGTGGTTGACTGTAAATCTAACTTATAATCAGGACTCGTAGTACCAATACCAACATTGCCGTCGGAGTTGATACGCATAGCTTCATTTAAAGCAGTTCCTTTCGCAGTATGCAAAGATAAATACCCGTCTTGTGTGCTTGCGGAGCTAGTCCATTCTTGTTCCTTCCCGACTCTAATCACAGCACCAGCACCTCTTGTTGCACTACTCCCTGTTTGAGCGAAAGCAAAACTTAAAGATTTAGTTTGTAAGGCACTTCCAGCGGTAACATCGTTATTATGAAGAGTCACCTCGGAATCACCATTTACGGCTTGGGCTATATGTAAAATTTTCGTAGGACTCGTAGTACCAATACCAACATTGCCGCTGGAATCGATAAGCATTCTTGTTACAAACCCAGAACCTCCTGACCCATTATTTCCGAAAGTAGGGACAGCGGTTGTGGACTCAGTGGTAGTAAACTCTATTGTAGAAGAATAACCAGAACTACCATCTCTACCGCTTTTTATTTGTGCGAATGCAGAACCATTAGAGTCAATTGGGGTTTCAAACGCAATGGCAGAATTGCTGTTCTTTAAATGTAACAATCTAGCAGGACTCGTAGTACCAATACCAACATTGTCCGTGCTGATTGCTAGAGCTGTAGCGTTACCTGCTCCGTCTTGAATTACTAAGGCGTTAGAGCCTGTGTTTCCTGCTATACCGTCGGTATAATCGTTTACTTGAAGTAAGCCTTTATAAGTATTTGCTGGTGTTGTTCCTGTTAAGTCTGCCATTTTATATATAAGTGTTAAGTGTTATGTCATGTTGTCCCATGAGCGGGAGCTGAAGGTTTCCCAATCTGTGCGTAGGAAGTTGTAGTTGTGAGTGCTGTAGTATACTTGCCAGTCCGTGCCGTCGTAAACCATAATCGCATCTATGTCAGTAGCGTATCTAACTGTACCTACTAGAGGTGCTGTGGCTACAATGTCATCAAACAATCCGGGCTGTCCTCGCAAAGTCTGATCAGCTGGTACATCAAAACCGTACAGTTTCTCAAACGCAGGACGAGCAAACCCATTAGGTAAACCTAACAAGCGACTCGGCTTGAGCTGCTCAGCTGGATATACGTTTAACATTAAAGAGAGTCAACACTACCTGTAGCGTAGACGCTGTGTGTACCGCTAGTATAAGCACTGATGTTACCTCTGATCTTTTCGTAGTGTCCGTGGTCATCACGAATCATAAACGATCCGACAGCACTTACGTCTTGGCTGTGTACTACAAACCAGATACCACCGATGTAGGCTTCAATGTTAATAGTCGCTGTTCCTACGACGGTCGTTGCTATTACAAACGTCCATCCCTTAGAACGCTCGACTGAGAATGCATTACCTGCCCCTGCTGAAGTAGCATCTGAAAGCAATGTCTTTTTGTCTAGTGCGCGAAGGCTCATATATATTTATCTCCTGTATTGTTATTATGTTGGTAAATTAACACCTGTTCCTCCACCCATGCCAGCTCCAATAGTAGGACGACGACGAGCAGTCAACTGTTGTGTACCTCTGCGACGCTTAGTAGCTGCTTGTGGTCTAGCTTTAGACGGTGCAGCTTTCTCTGCCATAGCCAACGGAGGTGGGGGTGGGGCAGGAGGTGGTACAGGGTCTGGCATCTTAGGTGTAGAAAAGCACATAGTATTAATCCTTTGTTATGATATTGTCTTGAAGTTGTTCGTCGTAAATCTGTCGTAGATAATTAATTACACTACGTTGTCCTGATTTATACCATACCATTCTGTCGTCGTCCGTCAAGTCTGCACATTTATCAGGAAACAATTTGTCAAGCTTATCTATCAAGTTTTTTGACAGAGCAGGTAGTACTATTTCTTCTTTCATACACCACACATCCCATCACATTCTTGTATAAAACCAAACTCCTCCTGCCCTTTTTCTATGTCTGTTGCTAAATCGACTTCGCCTAAAGGTTTCTTTGATTTATGAAGGAATAGTTTTTGCTTGGTGTTGTACACGCCACTCCTTATCTCTTTATCCAACTCTACTGCTTTCTTAAACTCATCAGGCTCTTCGTCTTTAAGTCTTCTCCATTCTTTATTTGAATGATAAGGGCAAAACCAGCAAGCTGAACGAGGAGGAACTTTGTAACCATTTTCCATTATCCATTTTTTGCAATGGTAACGATGCATCCTCTTCTCTATTAACGGAAAACGATGCTCTATCCAAGGCTCCCTTGATTCTTTCATGCGTTGTATTTCGTCTAAAGATATACCAATCCATGTAGTAACGATAGGTTCTTTAGGTTTCCTGCCTTTCCAACCTGCGATCTCTTTAGTTTTTCTAATGATAGGACGTATCTTAAAATCAACAGTGCACGTCCTCATTAATATTCCTGTTTCCGTATGAAAGGGAGGGTTAGAACAACGCTTACCTGATATACCTCGCTTCACATCCTCCAGCAACCCATCCTTTTCCATTACTCTGTACACAGGAAACGGTAATTGTTTCTCTAAGTAATCAAGATAATCATATACACTTTGAGGCTCTGCTCCTACATCACTGAAGATAGCTGCGTCAGGCATTGGTGTTATCTCTCCTTTAGCTGCCATCAAAGCTAACGCTGACGACTGTACTCCTGCTCCTAAACTAAGTATGTGTTTCATTGTTCTCTATATGATATATTATCTAAGTCTTGTGGTAGTTTGCCATCTTTTATTTGTTGCTCCGTCCATATCCAAGCTGAAGCATTCCATAAGATAGCACCTCCATGATCCTCACTGTCATCTCCCTCAGCTAAAGCTAGAAGGTGGCGGAACATGGAGTCGTAGAGGCGGGAGAGCGGGAATCCTTTCTGCCAATTATTGTCTCCGTACATCTTTCCTCCTTCTTCAAATCGTCGGGCGAGAGAGCGTAAGGCGACTGGAGGTATAAGGTTGGGTCGTCCGCGTCCAGTGTCCCCGTCACGCTTGCTGCCTGTGGTGAAATCTTTAGTATATCCTTGGTTTGGTAGTTTCTCGGTGTCCATAAGTTCTTTATTACTTTCTTTCTTTGGTTGTAGTTTTCTGTGCGTAACAGCCTAGCCATCCACGCATTAGTTAGTGCTTCTTGTTCTGTTAGTCCTGCCTTCTCATACATAGCAACGACAGTCTCCCATGTGTAGCCGTTAGCATCAAGTGCTTTCTTTGCACCGACTGGCCCAACTTTAGGCACA